TCAATGTACATATTACCTTTTGGCTTAAATATATCTTCTTCTAAAATTATGTCATCACCTAACTCATCAACATCAACTAAGCAGAAATCTACTATATCTTCAAACTTTTTATTTATAGACATTATCCTCCTATTCCACCAAGTAGTTGAGCTATGCCTGGTGGAGCACCTTGTGGTGGCAAGGCACCTCCTCCAAGCAATTCTTGTTCAGGTTGTGGTATCTCTGGCTCTTCTGCCGTAAAGAACTTATCTAAGATATTTTGCATATCATCTGGATTCTTTCTTATCTGCACAACAGCCATAGTTGCCTTTGGATCGCCCTGTTGGGCTTGTGCTAACAATGTATCAAACAATACACTGTCTGCTTTTTCTTTTGTAATTCTATCGTTAACTCTGACAAGGTTATCTAAACCATCTAGGTTCTCTTGTAGTGTTTGTCTATCAATAATGCCAGCTTGTAGTAACTGTAATCCTGTCACTATCTTCTGTGGTTCATCATATCCAGCCATAGCTCCATACACTCTTCGTGTCTTATAAGAACTAATGTCTTTTGCTGGATCGTATGTTTCTGAATAAAAAGTATTGTCCATATAGCCAGATAGAGATTTATTCATACCACCATACATCTTTGCATCCCACTCTAATCTTTTACCATCAATCATTTCTATAGCATCAGACATTACTGTATGATACTCTCTAATCATTAGTGACATAGATGCACCGAGTTCTTCAAGTCCTCTACCAGTAGCAAATGCTAGTGGTGACTGTGAATCATCAGTTGTCGGATATGAACCACCAACACGAAGTTGTCGTTCTATTCTATCTATCTGTTGGAAAATTTGATAAGGAACATTAGAGGCAGGTTTACTTACTTGTGTACCTGGGGCTAAATAGTTAACAGCAAATCTACCTTTACGATATTGTCCTGATTCTATTTCTCCTGATATGTTTGTTTCTGTAAAGACTGCATCTTCCATTGCTATTATTGACATCACATTAATCTTTGCCATAGAAGCCATAAGTCCTATGATCTGGTCATACTGTCCTTGCAATCTGTCAAAAGCAAATTTCTTTGCAATAACAAATGCAGGTCCACTATCAAGTGGGTTTGGTATGAAGTCAAGAATAGTTGCAGAGGTCATATGAAAAATGTATGTACCTTCTTCATTGTAATACTCTGCTATTAAGTCGCCCTCACCATTTGAGTTTGCCCAAGAGCCGTTATAAGAATCTGTGTATGCAGAAGCATAAGCATTACCAACACCTAGAGTGTTTGTTTGATAAGGATCTTTAGACATAATCTTGTCTGAAAACTTTGGATATACTTTTGCCAAAGATTCTTTAGGTACTCTACGAACAATAGCCATTTCTTTTGGTTGTTGGTCTGCACCAAAGTAACCTGGGAAACAGTTATATGGATCACGAAGTTCTGCACAAGGATATGGTGTTCCGTTAGAATCTCTTTTTTCTCTAATTACCCATACAGCAAAACCATAACCAGGTAACCATCTACCAACTTGTGGCATTTGTAAATCTAATTTTTGTACCTCATCATAAGCATTAACAATTCTGCCAATTTTTTCAGCTTTCATTCTTGCTCTGTCAGAATCTTTACCATTAGGTACATCAACTTTTAAGTTAGGAATACGACCAATCTTTTGTGACAAGTGTTCTAGTCCAGACATCATAAGGTTTGGTACAGGTACTTGCCAATCTTGGAAACCTTTAAGGTTATCTCCAAGCAATGCCTGAATACCATCTGGTCCACCATTCATAATGGCACGAATACGACCACGAGTAGAGTATGCACTTTGGTTGTCAAAGTGTAATTGTGTTACTTGATATTGTATTTCTTCAGGTGTCATTTAACTCCAAGGACTTTCATTCATATCTGTTATATCCCATTCTCCAAAACTTGGTTCATAATCTAATCCTACTTCAGCTAATCTTTCTTTTTGCATTCTTCTTATAACTTTCATTGGAAACCAAGAAGCCATAACAACATCTGACTTATTATTTCTACCTGATTGCTTACTAGCACCAGTTGAAAAATAAATTAGTTGCCTACGATATATATTACTCTTTGTTTCGCTTTCTGCACTACCATAAGGCAAACTTATTAATTGTTCCTTAAATAATTCTCTCATACTTCCAACGCCAAAGATAGGGTCAAATTTATTTTTTTGTGTCTGGTGTCCTTCAAGATATATACCTGTTCTTGAACAGTAATCTTTTAAATCTTTATCTTGTCGTATCGCTCTTTGAAAACCGTTCTCTTCAATAACCCAGTGTGAAAGTCCATACATCTCGTGCCATTTCTTTATCGTTTGTTTAGCTTGTATAACACCACCACCCTCTTGATTTTCTATATCAACCATATAAAGTTTTCCTGAATCAGAATCTATAGCCCATAAGAAACAAGCCTGATAACCTGTAGAAGCTGGGTCAAGTCCTGCTATCAAATGTGTTCCAGCAGGTACCTGCCCTACAACTCTATTTACATCTCTACAAACATCTATCTCTTCTACATCAAACATTGTTATACCATCTACAAATGCTTTGTTGAGATACACCATCTCAAAGATAGCTTTACCACCTGTAGTTTCAGCTGCGTGTAATCTTGACAATAACCATTTGTAACTACGTTTTCCTGCCCATAACATACAGTCAGAATGTAACTCAATTTCGTTTTCTGGCAGTACACACTCCGTACTATGTGCCTCTTCTACAATCGTTGTCATCTCTGGGTTCTCTAAAAGAAAGTTATATAAATCTTCAGGATGCTGTCTTGATCCAATCACAACAATAGCTGTATGTTCTTCTTTACGACTAGAAAGTGTTGTTGTCCACCATTGCCTAGTCTGCTCTCTAGCACTAGGTTGTACAGTTGTTCCGTGGTCCTCAATATCATCAGCAATAATTAAGTCACAGTCACGAGAAAGAATCTTACCACCTTTACCGACAGCAACCATAGTTGGTGATTTAATACCAGTAACTGTTCTTGTAGCAGTTGTAAACTGACCAGATGTCCAAGACTTACCTGATCTATTCTTAGGTTTGAATGTAGCTCCTGGTCCACAAAAATCCTCTATAAGTTTTTCGTTATGTTCTAAGTGGTCAACAACAGCACCTACTGCATTCTTTGCAATCTCTTCGTTACCACCTACCCACATAATTCTGACATTAGGATTTCTACATATCTGCCATATAGCAAAGTGTGTAAGTAGGTCAGTCTTGCCGTGTCGTGGTGGACTAAGAATCATCTGTTCTCCACCTTCATCAATAGCATTTAAAATAGATTGAATCCATCTCTGGTGAAAATCTGCTGTTTCGTACTTATCTCCAGTTTCTGTTTGAAAGTACCTATCTCTAAAATCCTCAAACTTTTGTAGTGACTCAATAGCTTCTTGTGGTGTTGTCCAATCTTCTCGTTGTTCTGCATTAGTCTTATCTATGCGATAAGCATTGTGCATTTTGTTAACTATATCTTTAGCTACGCCTATAAGTCGTGCTACATCAGATTGTGATATTGTTTTTTGTTCTACAAGACTTGCATAATTTTTTACATAGTCTTTATAGTGTTCACCACGATTTAATGTTGTTTCGTTTATATCTAGTTTATTTATAGCTTCTAGTCGCTCACGCTCTTTAGCTCGTTTGTATTTAGCTCTATTAGAACATTGGGTTGAGCAATAACGACTATTACCATTCTTAATAGTAAATTTTTTTTCACAACCTGTATTGCTACATTGTTTGCGTTCAGCCATTATTTATTTTTTATTTTTAGGAAGTTTTTTTATCTTTCCATTTTCTGTTCTAGCAAACCTATGTGTCTTTGTTTCTCTACTAGGGATCAAGGTGCCACTATATCTTTTGCCACCATACATCCAACTTACTTTAGCCATTCTCTCTCCTTACCAAGCTCTACACGACCAATATCGTGCAGATGTTTTGTCCTTAGCTGTGCTGCATTTGTGTCTAGCACGAAAAGAAGCACGAGCTTTAGGATTGTTTTTCCTAATCTTCATATTAGGGTCGCCAAACATTATTTTCTTGACTTTCCCATTTTTCATTACAAAGACCTTAGACTTCTTACGACCATAGCCAGGCTCACCCTTTGATATAGGGCTAGGTGAATTTAACTTCACTTTCATTCCTCGCCATTCAGCCATTATTTTTTCTTTCTAACTTTATTTTTTTTCATCCCTTTTTTAGGGCTGTAACCTTTTTTCGGCATTATATCTCCTATACTATATCTTGTATGAGTGATTATATCAAAGGAAAGCAATATCCTAATCATAAACCCTCTACAACATATAGTAGTGGAAGAGTCTGCGTTCACAAGGAATGCAACACAGTTATTTCTAAATACAATAAGTTTCGGCACTGTAATAATCATAAACCCAGATCATATCCAAGAATAAAAGGCAGACAAGCTCCTAGTGATTTACAAGATCCATTGGGGTAAAAAAAATTTTTTTATTCACAGTTAGGACATAGTCCTGATCCTGTTTCATCCCAGTAAGGAGATAAACATTTGTCGCAGTCTGCTACCAATATATCTTTCATAAAGTTATCGTACCATACCCTAGAAGAACTAGGGATTTTTGGTTAATCACAAACAGGGAAGTGTTTTGATACTTTATTATATACTAAATTAAAAACTAAGTCAATAAACAAAAAAACCTAGATTGCTCTAGGTTCTCTTGCCGTACAGTCTGTCCATTTACTGTAATGAAAAATATGAAATCCACAAACCTTTTCATCCCACCATTGTTAGATGTTAAGCTCTCTTTCTTTCATAAATTGAAGCGTATCCTCATACGCAGCACCTGGTGTTTCCAGGTACTTGCATATTAGTTATCCTGTGATACTATGACAACAACAAACAAAACATTTCTCTAGCTCTTAGGAAAGGAATGTTGGATCAACACTAAAGGGAAAGTGGATTAGCTAGACCATAGTAACTAGGGTAAAAGCCTATTACTTCACATATTTAAATGTTACTTAATTGAGTTCATTCTGGTTTTTGGGAGGGAGTGACACAGGGTTAGAACCACAATAAAAGATATACAAGTAGAATAAACAGTATGAAATGCACAGAGTGTAAACAACCACTCAAACAGATCAGGGATAATACTTATTACTGTATAAGCAGTCTTAATAACTGTAGTTTATCTACCAAGACAGTGCATATTTCTTAGTAAAAGTTTCCAAGGATTTACTGGTGTGTTACGCTACGCTAGGGCACCCTGTCAGCTTTAACTATGCACTTCTATTGACTAATGCAACATAATATAGATTATAGGACATCTTTTTTTCCTTAGTGTTTATAAGGTTTAATTCAAAATACCCTAGAAATAAAGCATTCTGTAAAACATAGGATATATTTTTTAGAATAATATGGGGTGTATGGTTTTGAATGAGATAAGTTAGATAAGATTATCTCCAGGTTATCCTTAACCAATAAAAGAAATTAAAAGAAATACTATACATATAACAAGTATGTAGTAACCTAAAGGTTACAAACTATAAAGGGAGAAGTAATGAAACTAGGCGAACGGATAACAGTCCAGGACTTTATGGACGATAAAAGTAGTAATGTTGATTTAATGGATGGTGTAACACTGTGTGGATATTGCCAATACTATTTTAAAAGTGATGGCGAACAAGATATATGCAATAATTGTATAAAAAGAAATAAGGGGGAGTAATGGAAACTACAACAATAAAAGAAAATAATAATACTATGCAATTTAGACCAGATAAAATTGACTGCACTTATATTAAAGAGCATTCAATGATTAAATTAAATAGTTATTATTTTAGTGCTAGTACAGTAAAATTCTTTAATTCTAAAATTAAAAGAGTTTTATTTGTACATAAAGAAGATACAAGTAATAGTAATATCTTTAGCAAATACGGTTATAGACCTTATGAAATTGAAGATCTAATTACTATTCTTATAGAAGAAGTACAAGCAGGGTTTACAGAAACAAAAGAATATAAAATATTATTACTTGATAAGACTATTAAACATTATCGTATTAATGATGAAGTAGTTAGATATAAAGATTATAAGACTGCTAGAAGTGAATTAGACCGACTAGAGAACGGGTTAAAACTCAATTTAGATAGTTTAAATCTATTCAATTAAACAGTTAGGCAGTACATTTTCTTTGTTGTGTACTGCTTGTAGTGTTTAAAGGTTAGGCACTAAAGGGAGGTTAAGAAAATGGTTATTTATAAAATATATATTGATGATAGACCTTTTAAAGAGGTTGTAGTTAATGAAAGAAGTGATAATATTTTTAAGGATATTGTAAAGAAAAATTGGAAAGATTTAGAAGATTACAATTATGAAATTACAGTTACAGAAAAAGATATTACACAAGAAATAACACTTTAAGGGAGGTTAATTAAATGAGTAAAATAAATATAGAAACTAAATACGATTTAGATAATTTTAAAGTTGAAGGCGATTTACTTTCATTAATAGAAGGTGTTGCTTACATACAGAATTTTTATCAAGATTGTGAAAATCTTACACAAGATAAAATATTAGAAACTATTATAAAAGTTTTAGACATAGAAAGATTAAGGGCATTTAATAGCGTAGGTTATTATAACAAATTTTCTATTGATAGTTTTGTTAGAGAACAAGTATTAGAAATTATTCTAAGAGAGAAAGAGCGGGGTTTAAATGTATAGTGTAGAGGGGTTAATAATAGCCATAGGGTTTATTGTAGTTATGCGAGTGGCTATTGTAGGCACATTAAAAGAGTTACAATATAACAAAATGATTAGAGAATATAAAAGACTATTTCCTAAAGTATGGGGGAATTAATGCAAAAATGTAAATATTGTAAAAATAAAATAGAATATATAGATGATTTAAATATATGTCATTATTGTTATGTAAATATATATAGTAAATAAATAGTAACTAACAACAAGATTAAGCCCTAGTTATCCCCTTTTAGCTAGGGTTTTTTCTATGGATCAATATAACTAAAGTGTAGGCACACAACGACTATGTAGCGATATTGTAGGCACATAGAAAATGTAGGTTAATAACTTGTAATATGTAACATAGTGGTTACAATGTAGGTAGGTTAATTAAAGAGAGGAAGATATGAATAATATTAAAGTAGAAAAAATTACTTTATATATAGCAAGTAATACTAATCAAACAGATATAGCTTTTGATAGTGTTATTAATACAGTAATGGAAGATAGTTTTATGAGTGACTATACCTTACTTGACTATGATAACCCAACAGAGTACAAGTTGGTTAAGAAAGGAAAGTAGTGAATAATAATAAATGGAAATTAACAAGCACATTTGTTAATGATAGTGGTAAATTAATGGGAATTTATAGTCATATTGACAACTCTAAGAAAATAGATCAATTTTTAGATAGATATGATTATAAAAATAATAAGTGGAAAGTGTAGGGAAGTGATGGCTAAAGAATATGAGTTATATCAAGTAATTGTTCAAGATGAAAACGGCAAGTTATATAATTTCAATAGTGATTATATGAACGAAAACTTTGAAGTTGATGAATATGATGATTTGACACCAATAAAGGAGGAAGAATAATGGCTAAAGAATTTACTTGCTTAGTAGAGTTATCTTTTAGTGGTAACAACTACGAGGCAGACAATGTAGAACAATACAAGCAAAAAGTTAAAGATAATTTCTTACAAGAATTTGATATAACTTTGACTGATGATGAGATTAGTTGCATAGAGGAGGAAGAATAATGTTATTAAATCCAAAAGATGAAACAGAACATTTAGATTATGCGTGTTATGAAATGTTTGGACATAGCGATTGGGA